GCGCCAGGATAATTCCATCCCCGCCGTAAGAGCCCGCTGCGCTTCCAGCCTCTACCAGTTCATCCAGGAGGCCTGGCATGTCCTCGAGCCTTCGACCCTGTTTATTCCAGGTTGGCATGTCCGCGCCATCTGCGATCACCTTCAATCCATCACCGAGGAGGTATGTCCGCAGCCGCCCCGTTTGTTGATCAACGTCCCCCCAGGCAGCCAGAAAAGCTTAACCGTCACCTTTTGGAATTGTTGGGAGTGGGGTCCGCGGGGCCTGATGGGGATGAGGTATCTCACGACCTCGTTCACCGAGGACGCCGTCAAGAGGGATTGCCGCCGCGTGAGAACTCTGTGCAACTCGGACTGGTATCGCAGCCACTGGCCTGAAGTTGAGTTGATCCGCGAGGGCGAGCTCAGCATCGAAAACTCAAGAACGGGTTCCCGTGACGGAGTGGCCTTCGGCTCGCTGGTGTCACGCCGCGGCGACAGACTCGTGATCGATGATCCTCACTCGGTGGAGAAGGCGGAGAGCGAGATCGACCGTCGTAGAGCCGTCGCAAGATTCAGAGAGGGCGCCGTCAACCGTTTGAACGACCAGCAGAAGAGCGCCATTGTGGTGATCATGCAGCGGTTGCATCAGAGCGACATCGCTGGCGAGATCCAAGACACCAACATGGGGTATGAGCAGTTGATCCTGCCGATGGAGTATGAGTCCTCCAGGCACTGCCAGACCTCGATCGGCTTCTCGGATCCCCGCTCGAAGGACGGCGAGCTTCTCTGTCCCGCAAGATTCTCTCGCGCCGCGGTCGATGATTTGAAGCGCGACATGCAAGTGTACGCTTTCGCTGGCCAGTACCAGCAGCGGCCGGCCCCCAGGGGAGGCGGGATCCTGCCCTACAACTCGTGGGAATATTGGTCGCGTTCCGAGGCTATGAGATATGGCCGCAACGAGTCGCAGTTCCCCGATTTCGAAACCATCATCGCCTCGCTGGACACTGCCTTCACCGAGAAGCAGGAGAACGACCTCTCTGCCTTGGTTGTTTTAGGCGTGTGGCAGAACTTGTATGGCCAGTTGCAAGTGATGGTGATGCATTGCTGGGCCAAGCGGTTGAAGTTCTCGGACCTGGTCGCCGAGGTGGTGAAGTCGTGCCGCAAGTTGCGTGTCACTCGGTTGTTGATTGAAGGGTCGGCCTCCGGAATCTCGGCGACCCAGGAGATCCAGCGTCTGACCAGAGGCGAGGAGTTCGCCATCCAGGCGGTGGCGGCGCGGCAGAATTTTGGAATTGGGATGAAGGACGACAAGGAGGCGAGAGCTCACGCTGTGTCTCACTTCTTCGCCGAGAGAACCCCGGAGGGGGCCCTGGTGAGAAAAGGCCTCGTCTGGGTTCCGGCGGTCGAGCAGCTTAATGGCGACGCCTGGCCGCGCGCGTGGGCGGAGAGCCTGATGTCGGAAGCGGCGGCTTTTCCAAGAGGCAAGCACGACGACCAGGTCGACGCCCTGGTGCAGGGTTTAAGGTTCCTGCGCCAGCGGGGGATGGTGAGGCAGCCGAGGGAGCACGAGGTTGACGAGGTCTATAAGCTGATGGCGCCGCCCACCGGGCCGCCGCCGTTATACCCGTCATGACCGCGCGCCGGCCGAAGCGTCTCAGAAGCTCGCTTGCGCCTGCCTCTCGCGTCTCGTATAGTGAGAACACGATTCGGAGGTTTGGATAGAGATGGAATCGAAGGAGGGCCATGCGCTCTCGTTTGACGTGGCGCAATCGGTCTTGGCCCGCGCTGCGAGGAACATCGGCAAGACCTATTCGGTGACCCTCTCGGTGGGGATGACCGGGGACACGCTGATGTTCGTCAACGACCTCGGCGAGCCGGTCATAGACAATTTCGGGCCAGGGCGGGCGACCGAGGTTCTGTGCTGTTCGCGCCAGGAGGTGGAGGACGGGACGTTTCTGAAGCTCTTCGCGGCGCGGAGCCTTTATGCCGCGCTGACGATGAAGCTGGCCGAGATCCTGGAGAGCGAGCAGGCGCAATGAGTGAGCCGGTCGACTACGTCGTCCAAGAGACGCGCTGCCTCGAGTTCGGCTACGAGATCGACCGCGGCCTGGGCGCTGGCGGGCGGGCGCCCGAACCAGGCGACATTTCGATCTGCATGCGCTGCCGGTCGATCAACATTTTCGCCGACGATGGCGGGCTTCGCCTGCCGACTGGGAAGGAGATGCACGACATCGCAGGCGATCCGGATCTCTTGCGCCACATGGAGGCCCTGCGTCGCGCGAAAGAAAGCTATGAGCGCACGCATCCTGGCAGGAAGTGGATGGAAGGCGACGATGACTAGGCGCGATGGCGAATCGGACAACGCGGCGGTCTGCAAAACCGTCACACCGGGTTCGACTCCCGGTCGCGCCTCCAATAGCTCGCAAGTGATCGTACGAGACAATCACCTCGGCGAGCGGCTGCGCGAGATGGCGAAGCTTGTCAACGCTCATCCGGAGTGGACCGGGTTCGGCCTCATCACCCACCGCGACGTTGCGATCTTTGTACGCCTGGACGAACGATGAGGACGGGCCGGTCGGAGTGAAAGCGCTCCTCGCCGGCCTCGAGGCTATGGGAGGCGATCTCGAGTGACCCTGCTCCCTGACACAGCCCTGGCGATCAAGAAGGAACTGGTGATCTTGGCGCAAGTGGTCGCGGTCGGGGTCGACATGGGGCGGATCCAGGACTGGGACGCGCTCAAGCTTCAGTTGAACGAGGCGAGCGAGCGGATCGAGCGCATCCGCCAGGCGATGGACAAGAAGCCCTGAAATGCCCGTCCTTCTCTCCCCCTCACCGAAAGAAGACGCGCCCTGGGTGGCGATGTCCTCGATCGCCAAGATGCCGATCAAGGCGGAATATTGGCACATCGCCCTCCTGGAGACGGACGGGAAAACGACGCCGAAGATGCTCTCCGCGCGCGCGCGGGGGGTGAAGCAGTGCATCAAGCTGAACGTGCGGCCGGCGCATGTCGGGACGACCGAGCGCGGCGCGGCGCAAAGGTTCTGCGCCTTGGCGATCGAGAGGGCGTCGCACATGAACCGCCTCCATGGGGCGAAGAGCGGCAAGCGGCCGATCACACACTTTGAGGTCACCGGAGCAACCAACGAGACGATCCGGCGCGACTATCTCGAGCACTATATCGGCGGGATCGGCGGCTTCCTGGCCGACGCCTGCGCGATCATTGTGCATCACGACGATGCGGGCAAGCTGTGGATCCTGCGGTCGAGCACCGGCCAATGGATGTCCTGGGTCGAGGTCAAGTGCCCCTCGACAGGCCGTAAGTACTTTCTGCGCGTGCCGCCTGACATGGTGCGGGCCAGGGAAGCGGTGGCGTGGACGTTCAATGTTCCGGAGGCTGATTATCGGCCTACGGTGCAGACCTGAGAGGAGAAGGATGATGTATCGACATGGAGATATCCTGCTCATCCCGCGTTGGCCTGGGCGGATCCAGATGCCGCCGCCGTCCAAGATGACCAGGGCCAAGAGCCGTATCCTCGCTGAGGGGGAAGAGACGGGGCACATGCACACCCTCGTGGGCGAGCTCGCCTATTGGGAGAGGCACCGGATTCCGGAGTGGTTCCGCAGCGATCCGCCGCCGATGTTTGTCGAGGTGCTGGCGGGCGGCGCCGAGCTCACCCATCCGGAGCACGGGACGATCGCCGTCCCGGCTGGCGTTTACGAGGTTCGTCGGCAGCGCACCTATACCGGCGAGGAGCTTCGGAGCTCGCGCTGGGTGGACGACTGAGGATCTGAGCGTCAACCCCGAAACCGGGCTCGATTTAAGGCTTGGTTTAGCACTCGGCCTCAGAAGGTGTAACGGGGGTGTAACGGGGGCAGAAATGGCCCCCACGATTTTCTGGACCTAACACATTGGAAAGGCGAGGCAAAAGCCGAGGTTCTAAGGTTTGGCCGGAAATAGGGGCCCGAAAATAGGGGGGATTTAGGGGGGATTTCAGGACCGAAATCGCGATTTGGGTTAGTCGAGCGTCAGAAGGTGGTCAGTGAAGTCAGTGATCCGGTGACGAGCAACGAAAGGCTCAGAACATGCCTGAGATCTGGGAGCGCGCGGTAGAGCACATCAAGAAGAATTCACCGAACGTCAACGCATATGCGGCAGCTACGAGCACCCTCCAGAAAGCGGGAATCCTCAAACGCGGGACTCGTGACCTGACCTCGTTCGGCAAGAAGCGGCAGGCGATGGGGCCGAAGAAGCGGCACGCCCATCCCCTGGCGACCGGCGGGGTGGCGAAGGGGCCAGGATTGGGAAGAGCGGGGCGGTCGTGAGCGAGCCCGATATCGAGAAACTACGCGAGATCGTGCAGCGCGCCTTCTGGGAGATCATCTACCACGAAGATGCATTGGTAAAAGAGCATCAAAAGGTAGCTCTGACGAAGGGCATGTTAGATCGCGCTGGGTTCAAGTTTGATGGCGAGAAGGGCAATCCGGACCTCGAGGACGAGGAGGAGGACGATCGCAAGGATGTAGAGAGCTACGCGCGCTATCTGTGGCGCAGTGCGCTTTCCAGCGTCGCTTATCACGAGGACCAACTCAAAGTCGCCCATCGCGATGTTGCAACCGCCAAGGCGCTGGTGCTGCGCGCCGGCCTGGGAGAAGAGATTTCGTTTTCCGAGGCTGAAAAGTGGGCAAAGGATCGCCTGGAGCAACGGGAACAATGAGCAATCCGTATCTTCATTTGTTGGATCGTACGACTGAGCGATGGATGTGCGAGATCCAGCGCGCCAAGGCTGAGACGCGCGAGGGCGTCGCTCGGTTGCTCACCGCCGAGGCGGCGAAGCACGAGGATGCGGCAGCGGAGATCGACAAGCTGGCTGGTGACGATGCAAATGTTCACGAGCCGGAGGCGAGGATGCACCTCCTCCAGGCTGACACGCTGCACGGCCTGGCGAAGGTGATCAAATGGAGCGCGCTATAACGAGGAGGGAAAGCAATGAGCATTGCAAGCGTGATTCTTGGGTTCCTGGCGATCGGGGCGGCGGCTCGGCCCAAGGCTGAGCCCGACCTGCGCGACAAGGAGATTGCCGAGCTAAAAGAGAAGCTGGCGGCTGCCGAAGGCCTCAGCCAGTGGCGCAGCGAGCGAATCCTCGAGCTTAGCCAAGAGTGCGCCGAGCGGCAGGCGCGACTTGTCGCTTGCCAACAAGACCTGGTCAGGGCGCAGATGGAGATCGACGGGCTGCGCTCCTATTACCTGGGGATGCAGCATCTTCAGCAAGCGCCTGCGCACTCGCTCGGGCTATCTGCGCTCGGGATGGGCCAGGAGATGCAAAACCAGTTATTGCAGCAGCATATGCTGAACTCGATGCAGTCGGAACTGGGGCGGCATCTTTCGGGTCAGGTCGAGCGCATCTGCAACTGCGCGCCTGGCCGGCACGAAGTGCTGCGGCGCGAGATCGCGGCGCGCAACGAAGAATTGCAACAGCAGTTGCAACGGCGTAGTCGTGATTGGGGGCGGGAGGAAGTGGTGCTCTCTAGGATAGCCGCGCGCTCGCGCAGCGACGGATGATCAAGGTTGGAAAAGGCGGGGCCCGCGAGCCCCGCCAAGTTCGCGCTGCTGATCCGCGCGAGGCCCCCGCCGGGGGGTCTGAGAGCAGGGGCCATAGTCATCATAGCACTCATCGTGTAAAAAAGCCTCCTCCGCACGAGGAGCACGCCATGCCTACCGCCCCCCAGCCCACTCCGCCTAAGCCAACCGCGCCGCCGCCCTCTCCTCCGCCAGCCGCCAAAGCTCCCGAAGCTCCGAAGGCCCCGGAGGCCGCTCCCGCGCTTCGGCCAGGCGTGCTTTCGAAGGAGGATGCGAAGGTTGCGTTCATGGGCGGGCACCGGCTTGCCTCGGCGCCGCCGGAAAAGGCCTCCGATGAGGATAAGGAAAAGGCCCGTCAGAAGTTTGTCCAATATGCCCGTTTTGGCGGCAAAGAAGTGGTCTGTACGCCTTTCCATCAAGAAGATTTGGAGAAATATATTCCTGATCAGCCGACGATTGTGGATTAGCGCGTGCTTAGATGGCTATTGGACTCGGCGCCCTTCGGCTCCAACCGTCCCTCATAGATGGCGGTCCGGACCAGGAATCGATCCGCCAGTATAGTCCGCTCGCCGTCGACCTGGACGATCTCGAGAACCATATCCCGGAGCCCGACGAGAGCCGCGGTATCGAGATCGAGGGCGGCGGCGTCGTCATCCGCATCGGGCCGCCGAAGAAGGACAAGGAAGACCTCAAGTTTGACGACAACTTGGCTGAGTCCCTGGACACCTCGGTCCTCGGCCAGATCGCCGATAATCTTCTTGAACTGATCGCCGACGACGACCGTTCGCGCCAGGAGTGGCTCGACACCAGGGCGCGCGGCATCGAGATCCTCGGCTTCAAAATCGAGAATATGCGCTCCTCGGGGCCGGACGGCAGTGCTCCGTTGGAAGGTATGTCCCAGGTACGCGCCACCCTCCTGGCGGAGGCGGTCGTACGATTTGGCGCCAACGCTTTCGCTGAATTGTGCCCCACCGATGGGCCCGCGAAAGTCGCGGAGGATACTGCGGCGTCGACCTCGGACATCGATGACCTGGCTGACGCGCTCGAGCGGCTCCTCAACCATCATCTGACGGTGGTCGACAAGCCGTGGATCCCCGACACCGACGCCATGCTCGCCCGAATCGGGGTCGATGGCTGCGTTTTTCGCAAGGTCTACCACGATCCCATCCTGCGCCGGCCGATTTCCAGGGCGGTCTACGGCGAAGACCTGATCGTCAATAACAGCGCCAAATCGATCTATGACGCCAGGCGCATCACTCATCGGGTGACGATGGGCTATTCGACGGTGCGCCGGATGCAACTTCTCGGCGCTTATTTGGACGTCCCCTTAGGCGATCCCGGCTATATCCAGAAGTCGGCGATCGACATGCAGAGCGAGAACATCGCCGGGGTGAGAGCCAATGAGGGCCTCGATCGCGACGATCGCGACCATGAATTTTACGAGTGCTACTGCGAACTCGATCTGCCGAATTTCGAGCACGAAACGGATGGCGAGCCAGACGGCTTGGCGGTTCCCTATAAGGTGACCGTTCACAAGGAGAGCCGCCAGGTCGTAGAAGTCCGTAGAAATTGGAACGAGGAAGACGAGATGTGTCTTCCGAAGACCTATTTTGTGCAATACCCGTTTATCAGGGGCTTTGGGTTTTACGCTATCGGCCTCTCTCATCTTCTCGGCAACATCACCAATGGCATCACGGCAGCCTATAGAGAGTTCCTCGACGCTGGCATGATGGCCTGCTTCCCTGCTCTACTTGCCGCCAGGGGCGCAAATCGCCAGGACTCGGCGATTATCCGAGTTGGGCCAGCCGGCGTGCGCGAGATCGAGACCGGCGGATTGCCGATCCAGTCCGTCGTGATGGGGATGCCCTATAAGCCGCCGGACGCCGGTTTCATAGCGTTCGTTGAGCAACTCGAGCAGACCGGGCAGAGGCTCGGGGGCACCGCGGAAGTCATGGTCGGCGAGGGGAGGCAGGACGCGCCGGTCGGCACCACGCTCGCCCTGATCGAGCAAGCCATCAAGCCCTTGTTAGCGACCCACAAGCGCTTGTGCGCGGCGCAGAGCGACGAGCTCCAACTCCTGGTCGAGCGATTCCGCGAAGATCCTGACGCGCTCGTTCGGACCTACCGCGGGACAGTCACCTGGGATTCGCAACTCGCGCTCTACGCCCTCAACAACTATACCATCGTTACGCGCGCGGATCCCAATACAGCGTCGCATTTGCAGAGGATGTTGCGAAATGCGGCTCTCTATCAAATGGCGAAAGACGATCCGGGATCGTTCAACGTCACCAAGATTCGTCAGGTTTGCATTAGGGGTATCGGATTTGCAAATCCCGACCAGTATCTCAATCCAGCGCCTCAAGCTCCGCCTCCTGATCCGAAGGCTCAAGCGGCGATGATGTCAGCGCAGGCGGATATGCTCGACGCCCAGACGCGCGCCGGACAGCTTCAGCTTGATACGCGCAACGCGCCGATGGAAGCGCAGCGCAGCATGATGGACGCGCAAGCCAAGATCCAGACCGCTAAGATGGGGGTGCAGAAGCAGCAGTTGGCAACCCATACTGCCGCGATGCAGGCGCGCAACGAGCAGATGAAACCGGCGATGGAGCAGCAAGGCCGGCAATTCGAGGGCCAACAAAACCAAGCCGACCGTGCCGTCGACCTTCTCAAACAACAACGCGACCACATGCACGAGATGCGTCTCGCCGGCATGGAGCAGCAAAACGCGATGCAGCAAGCTCACATGGAGCATCAGGGGCGGCTGCAAGAAGCCGGGATGCAGCATCACGCTGCGATGCAGCAAGCCGGTATGCAGCATCAAACTGACATGGCGAAAGCGCAGTTCGACCACGCTTCGGCGATGGCGCAGGGCGGCCAGGCCCACCAGACGGCGATGATGCAGGGCGAGCAAGAGCACCGCAGCGCCATGGAGCAGGGCGCTCAGGCGAACCAAGGCAAGCTCGCACAAGGTGAACAGCAGCGGCAGACCTCGCTCGCCCAAGGCGAACAGGCGAACCGCGGCAAGCTTCAGCAGATCAAGGCGACGCCGAAGCCCCAGGCGGCCCAGAACCGGGCTTCCGGCGGTCGGGTGAACGACGCCGACTTCACCCCGGCGCGACAGGCGCCGGACGGCGAATTCTACCGCCAGCATCGAGCCTCGGGGAGGTACTTCCGAGTTAGAAACCACGGCTGATGGGCAAGCGCAGCAAGTTTGAGCGCCGCGCCAGCGACAGTTACGAAACGCCTGTCTCGGCGGTTAAGCCGCTCCTGGCGCACCTTAATCCTGGGACCAGGTTCATTGAGCCGTGCGCCGGCTCAGGCAAGCTGATCAAGCACCTGACTGCCGCGGGACACCTTCTCGAGGTGAGCTCCAATCTGCCGAACGATGCTCGGAAAATGCGCTACGATGTCGCCCCTGACGTCGTATTCATCACCAATCCTCCTTACTGGGGTTGGCCCGATTATCTTCATCCGCTGATCGAGAACCTGTCGAACCAGGCGCCGGCCTGGCTCCTTCTGCCAGGGGATTGGATCTTCAACCTGTCCTCAGCGCCGCTGATGCCGAGAGTGAAGACGATCGTGGCGATCGGCCGGGTGAAGTGGATCCCTAATTCGCCTTATACTGGCAAGGACAACTGCGCCTGGATCCTGTTTGAGAGGCCAGATGACAAAAGGGCGATTCGATTCGTGGGACGGCGCCCCAATGGTGACGGTGCATCCGCCGCTGGATGACAAATGCGTGGGCGACGGTCACCGCATCAACCGGGAGTTGGCGCAGGGGATCACGCCCTACACCATGCAGAGGGCCTATCGCGACATCGAGAAAGACCCGACCGCGCAGGCCGATGCGAAGCGTGGTCAGTGCATCTTCGCCCTGACCTACGGCCTCGACCCGATGGAGTGCTTTGAAGAGCCGGGGCGTTCGTGGCACTTCCGTACGCGATCGGGCGTAAAGGCAGTGGCTAAGCGAACGGTGCCGAACTATCGCTATCTGATCTGGCCGCTGCCGCAGAAGAAGGACTATCTCAGGCGCGACTTTGACCTCCTGGCGTTGGTGAAGAATCGTGGCCCGACCGGGTTTGTGCGCGGCTTCATGTGGAAGCAGGAGTTCTATGATCGCGTGCAGCAACCGGGCTGGAACCCGCTCGACAATGGGACATGGGCGGTTCTCGAGGGCGAGCTCCGCTCCTGGAGAGAGATGCCGGGGCACGAGATCATCGAGGACTTTTTCTCGGACGATCCGATCCTCCTCGACCCGCATCTGTGCGAGTGTGGCGCGTATGGTCCGCACGGCACGAAGATAGGTCGCGACCGCTACATCTGGACGTGCGGCAAGGATGGGTGCGCCCGTGCCAGTGACTGACCTTGGCGACGACCTTGAGTCCGTCGATCACGATCCGTTCTCGGGGACGAATCAGGAACTGAGGGCTTCGGGGCCGGATCAAGGGTTTTCCGGCCATGTCTATGCGACGCCTGAGGCGAATCAGCCTTTGTCAGCGGGCTATCTCGCTGCGCACTCGCCGAGCTTGACCCAGGGCGACCCTGACGTCGGCCGTTGGCTCGGCGAAAAGGTGTTCGGCTGGGGTCAGGCGCTCGGCGCGTCGCCTGAACATGCGCAGGGTCTCGGCAACCTGGCGCAGTTCGGCTACGGCTTCACTCCGATGGCGTCGGGCGAGAGCGCCTACAACGCCGCCTGGCGCGGCGACATGCCTGGCACCTTCCTTGGCATGGCAGGCGTGTTGCCGATTCCTGGCGCGGCTCCGGAGGCCTCGGGCCTGGGAGCCGTCGCTCGTGACTTTCCGTCAATGTTGCGGGCTGCGGGCATGCATGAGGCGACGCCTGTCATTAGTCAGACGGGCGACATCCTTCACGGTATGAAAACGCTCAAGGGAAACATCCCCTATGAGTATGTCGGCGGGCCAATGGCAATGCTGGGAGATGACGGCACCCTTAAGCAGGGCATCCTCGCCTATCATGGTTCTCCTCACACCTTTGGACAATTTGACATCTCCAAGATCGGAACCGGCGAAGGCGGTGCGGCCTATGGCAAGGGCCTCTATTTCGCCGAGCATCCGGAGACGGCCGGCAGCTATCGACCGTCTTTTGAAGACGTGTTCAAGGATCCGGAAGGCAAGCAAGTCAAGACGTGGTCTGGATTGGAAAATTATCAAAACGATGCGATGAGGGCGCTCATAAACTATAAGTCATTTGATAAGGCGCGCAATTATTTCGAGAACAGCAAGGTATGGCAGGCTGGCACCGATCCAACAGCAATTGATTATTACAATAAAGCTCTTGGCGCAGTCGATGAGCTAGAGAAGCAGGGTTATCATGTTGGACCGGCGGGGTCGAAGTATCGTACATTTCTAAATGTCGATCCCAATCAGCTTCTCGATCTTGACCAGACGATAGGCAACCAACCTCATCTGCATGACGCGCTGCACGATGCGCGGATCGAAATGCCTAGGCTTGGTAAAGAGGGGATCGCGCGCCTTCAGGACATGGCGCAATTTGGTTCGCCGGCAGAGCAGGAATTTGCCGGCCATCAGTTGGCCTATATTCAGCGGGTGCTTAGCAACCGTGGATTTGAATATAAGCCTGATACCATAAGCCAAATGGAGAAGATGCGAGACGCCGGGATCCCTGGCATCAAGTTTCTCGACCAACGCTCTCGTCCATCGGCCGCAACGCAGCAATTCATCGACATGTGGGGCGGCAACAGAGAGAAAGCATTACGAGACGCGCAGCGGATGCTTGCACAGGCGATGCAGCATACTCCTGAATCCTTTGCCCCCAATGAGTTCTTTAATGAGGCTGCGCTTGAGGGGGAGCGCAATTATTGGCGCAATACGGTCCATGATCTGACCAAGCCGCAGACCCGTAATTACGTTCTGTTTGACGACAAAACCATCGACATCCTGAAGCGCTATGGCATGGGTGGCCTTGGCGGGGCTGGATTGGCGGATGCAATCGCAAACGCGCACCAGAACGGGGAAGACCCAACGGTTAGCGAGGGGCAATTTCGCGCCGAGGGCGGCCGGGTAGGATTTGCTAACGGCGGCTCGCCATGGGATGATGTCGCAGGAAGTGAGACAGGAGAGCCCATTGGCCTCGGCAGACAAACCAGCATCACGGCAGTGGATTCGCTGGGAGGACGATCCGGAGGAGCAGGAGGAGTCGAGGGCCTTCGCCCAGCATCGGGAGAAGCATCGGCGCCCGGTGATCCCCTCTCAGACGAGGAGGCCCGCGCCGCCGCCGCCGCCGGCCCGTACCGGCCGGTAAGCGGGCTCCCGCAGAAGGGCTTCATCCTCCCCGGCGGCATCCCCTATATCCCTGGCCCGCTCGCCAAGATCCACGACGCCGCCTACGGCTATATGCAGGCCTCTGGCCTGCCCTACGATCCCCCGACCGACTACGGCAAGCTTGATCGCGACCGCGCCGTCCGCATTGCTCAAGCGTACGACGCAATGCAGCACGCGCCCAACGATCCCCAGGTGCGCGCCGCCTACGAAGCGCTCGCCCGCGAGACGATGGCGCAGTGGCAGCATGTCAAAGCGACCGGCCTCAAGGTCGACTGGATCACGCCAGAGACGGGCGATCCCTATGCCGCCAATCCGCGCATGGCGATCAAGGACATCCGCGACAACAACCACTGGTGGGGCTTCCCCACCGACCTTGGTTATGGATCAACGGGAGAAGATATCGCGCAGGCGGAGAATCCATTGCTCCGCTTTTCGGGTGAAACGGTCGGAGGCCGCCCCGCGCGTTACAACGACATCTTCCGGATCGTGCATGATTACTTTGGCCACGCTAAGGAAGGACACGGCTTTCGCGCCGAAGGCGAGGAAAACGCCTGGCGCAGCCACATGGCGATGTACTCGCCCCCGGCTCGCGCGGCTGCCACGAGCGAACTCCGCGGCCAGAATTCCTGGCTGAATTTCGGGCCCCATGGCGAGGCCAACCGCACTGCCAAAGCTGCCGATACAGTCTTCGCCGACCAAAAAATCGGCTTGATGCCCTCCTGGACGTGGTGGGAAGGCGCGGGCGGCGGGGCGGGCATGGGGATGCCGCATGTTGCGACCCGGCCGCAGAGCGGCGATCTGATGAGCGAAGCGCAGTACTTGCAGCGGCTGCGCGAGGGGATCCCGACGCCAGGGGAGTGGACTGGAGGGCGCATTGGCTATGCGGACGGGGGCTCGCTGGACGACCTTGAGCCGGTCGACTTCGATCCTTTCGCAAGGCCCGCTGTCCGGACAGCGCGAGCGCTTGCCAACCAGGGAATCCGCACCACGGGCTCGAGCCTGGAGGGCGCGCCGCGACTGGGGCCGATCGCGCGCGGACGGATGGGCTACCAGGGCGGCGGGGACATCGATCCGGATCAGACGCGAATTACGGGGCATATCGTCGCGACTCCTGAGTCGGGGCAGATGTTGACGCCGAAATACCTCGCGGCGAAGCCGCACATGACGCCAGCGCAAGCGCAGGCGGCTAGTTGGATCGGCGGCGGCCACATTACCGGGCTTGGCAGCGACGCCGCCAAAGACTTTATGAAGTTTCTTGAGGATCGCGTCGCCAACACCGCCGCCAAGACTGGGCAAACGCCAGAGAACGTGCTCAGCAATGTGATCAGGGGCCGCCATCCACTGCTCTCAATCGCGCCTTTGGCCGCGGCTCCCATTGCAGCCGACGCTTTCTCGCGCTCACAGCAGCAAGGTACAAATCCTCCGGGAGGAGATCGTTAGGTAGGTTTGGGCCGGAATTGAACGGCCGATTCGCGCTAAGTTGCTGCCATGCGCGCCAACTCATGCGGGCGACTTCGATCCCGTTCACCTCGAAAAGGCGCACTTCCCAGTCGTCACGTTCTTGCGACCAACGGGTTTGCGTGGTGTACGGCATCGCGCTCTCCTTCCGGGACAGCATGCTTTGCGAGCATCTCCGGGGTATAGGGCCACTCGCCGAAATAGGCGCGCCGCCGGTCGTTCCAAAGGCCATCATTATGTTGGATACAGAGGCCTTCAAGAATCGGCGGCTTGAACGATGGATGGTCCCACGGGTAGCCCCAGTAGGGATCGCAGCGATCCCAGACGGTGATGGGCATGAGCGAACTGGCGCGCACGACCGCTGGGGCGGCGATCAAGGAGCCAAGACCAACCAATAAATTTCGTCTGAGCATGGAGAACGGATCCTGTCTCACTAAACGAGACATAGTCCTTCCCCTTCTTGCAGGCAAGGGGAACTAATGCTTTAACCTCGCGCTGGGCCGCTCGGAGAAGGTCGATGGACTTTTCCCCAAAGGCTCACACGCGCCGCACCCTCGCCCGTATGGATATCGCTGGAAGCGTTCCTGGCAACCTTGATCGAAACAAGGATGCTGAGAGCGATGATTATGGTAGGGCCCTGGCGGGCAAATCCGATATTTCGAGCTTCGCAATCGGAGGTAGGACGGCGCCACCGCATATGGGCAGGCCGGGAAGGCAGGCTGGCGGACGTATTGCCGGAGATTTGATCCGGACGAGGCGCACTCCCAAAGAGACAGAAGCGGACGTTGAGTCGGAAGATCAGACGATTCAGGAGCTTGCTAAGGATCGCGGCGGGGCGAAGATGCGCGATCTAACGCTGCAAAAACGCATGAACGCCAATGGACGCGAGAGCCGCGCGCGCGGCGGGCGCGCCGGCTATGCGTTTGGCGGGGCCCCGGTCGAAAGCAGTCAGGGCGTGGCGGATGAGGCCTGGCGCTTGGCGCACAACCGGGTTGACGCCACCACTCAGGCGCGCCGAAACGCGGCAATAGACGAGATGGTTCAGCCACACGGCGGAGGTTGGGATCCCGGCAATCCTAGCTATGGGATTGAGAAGGGTGAGCTTCCGCCGCCCAAATATGCGCGCGGCGGCCGGACCAAAGGAAAAACGACGGTAAACATCATCATCGGCGGCCAGAAGACGGGCCAGCAGCCTCCCATGCCGCCGCCGATGCCCCCGCCTCCCCCACAAGCGGCTCCCGGACCCGTCGGCCCACCTCCCATGCCCATGGGTCCGCCTGGAGGCATGATGCCACCGCGGCCCATGCCGATCGGGGGCGCGCCCATGGGCGCGATGGGCGCTCCTCCTCCCGGCGCCCCACCGATGCTCAGGGCGCGCGGAGGACGCATCGAGATTGCCGGCGAGGGCGGCTACCACAACTTCGGCAAGCCTGGCGTCAAGCACGGCAAGGTTGACGAGGAATATGGCGCCGGGTCTGGCCTCGGGCGCCAGGAGAAGGCGCGGCGGAATAAGTAAACGATGTCAAACAGCAAGGAAGAATAATGCTCGACGCGGCGTCAGTCTACGGACTGCGCACACTGCAAGAGAGAATTAAGCAGCGAGTGGAGGAGTATACGCTGCCGATGATCAGAGGACAGATGGAGGATTACGCCGCATACCGTGAGCGCGGCGGCTATTTGAAGGCGCTTGGCGAAGTCTTGGACTGGATCGACCGGATCGACGCCTCGGAGGACCAGCGCAGTGGCATTTAAAGCCATCAAGATTGTTCACCAGGACGATCCGCGCGCGGTCATCTGGGAGAAAGCGGGCGATCTTTCAGGGTTTCAGTTGTGCAACCAAACCGTGTTGGTTGCGACTTACGTGAGGCCGCCGGATTCCACGATCGAAGGCACCAGCATCTTATTGCCGTTGGAGGCCGTCAAGGACGATCCTTTTCAGTCGAAAGTGGGGATGGTCCTGAAGAAGGGCAACATGGCCTTCGTCAACGATGGTCCGAGCATCCAGTGGAACGGCTTCGATCCGCCGGAAGGAGCGTGGGTCGTTTTCCGTGCAAGCGAGGGATTGCGCATGCAACTCGGGGGCTCAGGTGGCTTGGATTGCCGGATGGTCAGCGACGTTCACATCAGGGCGATGATAGATGACCCAGACCGAGTGTTCTGAGACGTGGGGGGCGATCTTATGAATCGCCCCCGTTTCGGCCTTGCCGGCCGTGCCGTGTCAAGCCCAGCCGCGCCGTACCCTGCCATGGGGCGCCACGCCTAGGACGTTCGCACCTTATGCGACAGTGGATAGCTTGACAAATGGCCGATCGCGATCCCCTTCAGACCGAGCACGCAAGATTGTTCGAAGACGCTCCAGGCGAGGCGGCGGCGCAGCGCACCATGGAGGAGCGCGCGACCTCGTTCGGCGGCGACACTCGCGAAGACGTCTCCTATGATCCGATCGACGTCGACCTCGACGCGCCGGTCCCGCCCAAGCCTTCGAAGGACGGCAAGCCGCAGCCGGTCCTCCAGCCGCGCCAGGATCCCGCGGTTGACGAGCTCCAGCGCCAACTCCAGGCGCAGCGCCAGGCGACAGCCCAGGCTGCCCAGGCTGCCCAGGAATTCGCCAATCGCGCCGCTTATGCCGAGCGGCGATCCCATGTCTCGACCGTCTCGATGATCGATTCGGCGATCGGCGAAGCGCAGCAAGCCTCCCAGATGGCCAAGGCGCGCTACGCCAATGCGATGAACGCCGGCAACTACAGCGCGGCGGCCGAGCACCAGGAGGAGATCTCCGCAGCGCAACATAATTTGCTGCGACTGCAAGAGCAGAAGGCGATGGTGGAAACCGAGGCGCAACGGGCGCCGCAGCCACAGCAGCAATATGTCCGCAACGTTCAGCAGCAGCCGCAGCAAATGGACCCGAACGCCACCCTCCAGGGCCTGGTGAACGATGGCTTCCCGAAGTCGGCGCAATGGCTGCAAAGGCACCCGGAGCTTCTCAACCCCAGCATGCTGAAGAAGGTGGCGAGCGCTCATAACCACCTGGTCGACAACGGCGGGATGATTCCGGAAACGGATGCGTATTTCTCGGCGCTCGAGCGCGAACTCTACGGCGGCGGACAGCGGCAGCCGGCGGCGGGGCCAAGCGGCGGTGCTCGCCGTCCCGCCGCCGCGGCGCCGGTCAATCAAAGCTCTGTCTCGCTCCGCAGCGGCGAGAGCCGGCGCGGCATGGTTCACCTGACGCCTGAACAGCGCCAGGCGGCGGCCGAGATCCACGGCATGACCGACCGCGAGTTCGCCGAGGAATACGAGTCCGCGCGAGCCGCCGGCAATCTGATGATGGGGAGGATCCCGTGAGCCTCGGCAACCTGGGCAACGGCCCTAAGACTAATAAGGAGAACACCCGCGACCGCGAAGAGATGGCGGCGGCCAACCCGGCGCTCGAGGATCACGAGCAGCGCGCCGCGAAGCGCATGCTCGAGTTCAAGCAACTGCACGGCGACGTCGACAGCTTCTCGGACGACTACGTCGATCCCTGGCTCGCGCAAGCCCCTCCGCATTGGACCTACAATTGGAAGACGTACAGCGTATGGAACCGGGAGTATCCGAGCTATATCGCGCAGTGCCAGCGCAACTTCTGGCAGCCGGTCCCGGCCTCGCGCCACAAGGACATGCTCTATCCAGGATATGAAGGTGAGAACATTATTAAGGACGGCCTGATGTTGATGGAGCGTCCCACCCAGTTGACAAGGGCCTTTCAGGTGCGCGATGAAAAGCGTGCTCGCGATCAGGTATTCAATTCGGAGAGCAAATTGCGTGAGGCGCCGCCGGGAACGGCCCCCCGCGACCAGCATCCGAGGACATTGCCGAGAGTCGCAGGGCATGTCGGGCCGGTCGACATACCGGCATGACGAACGGCGGAGCGGCCCTGGCGTTCGGGGGCTCCCCGAAAATCTGAGTCACCGGATGGCGTTCGGATGGTGACGACCCCTTAACCCGCTCACGCGGAGGGATCGTCACGTCATGGCTAACATCTTTGCGCCCAATGGTTTCGTTGAGAGCTACCGCCTCGGAGGAGCTCCAACCGAGCAGCCCAACAAGCGCTACATCCTAAACACCAATTCCACGCCGATCTACTTCGGTGATCCGGTCAGCGCGTCAGGCGGCTATATCCAGCAAGCCACCGCTGGTACCACGCCGATCGTCGGCGTCTTCGCCGGCTGCACCTACAATTCAGCCGCGGCGAAAAAGATCGTCTCCTTCAGAGCTTGGCTCGGGCTCACTGCCGACGTCGTTCTGCCTGCGAGCGGAGCCACCGGCTACGAGGTTTCCTGCCTGGTCGTTGACGATCCGCTCATGGTCTTCAAAGTCCAGTCGCAGCAAATTACGCCTGGGACGCCTGCCGGCACTCCACCCTATAGCCCCGCCTTGATCGGCCAGAACGTTCAGTTTTCCTACGCCAATCCGCCTTCAGGTCAGCCTAACGCTTTGGTGGGCAATTCGGTGGCGTCGATCGACATTTCGACTGTCGCGGGAACCACGACTCTGCCCTTCCGCATCGTCGACATTGTTCGTGATCCTCCGGGAGGTCCGGGGACCGATGCGACGAGCGCGGGCACCTATTTCTACGTGGCCTTCAACAATCAGGCCTTCAAGCAACTCGCGCCGGCTTAAGGATTGTGTGAGGCCGACCAAGAACTGTGTGATGCTGCTAGAGAATATCTAGCTTATCATAAGCGGTCCAAACTAGGGATAATCTCAGACAATACGGGATCTCTACTATGAGTGCCATCTCGGTTGCTAGCGCTTATGATCTTCTTTTCCCAGGCCTGCGTAAGGTCACAGGTGAGTACAAGGATCTAGACCGGATCTATCCGAAGATCTACCACGTCGACAAGTCGAACATGGCTGTCGAGCGTACAGCCTCAATGCGCTACCTCGGGTTAGCAGCATTGAAGAACGAAGGCATGCCGACGCCGTTCGACAATCAAGCCGGCGAACGGTACATCTATAATCAATACCACAAGGAGATCGGGCTCGGATATGCGTTCACCCGGCGCATGGTCGATGACAATCTCTACAAGAGACAATGGCGGCCCTCGAACCTTGGTCTTCAGAAGTCTTTCAACCAGACCAAGGAGATCTATGGCGCCTATCCGCTTAACACGGCCACCACGTATGATCCGACTATCCTTGGCGACCAGCAGCCGCTCTGTTCGCTAAACCATCCGATCGATGGCGGGGTCGTCCCGAACCGATTCACCGTCGATATGGATCTGAACGAGGCCTCCCTCCTCAATGCCCAGGCGAGCATCCGCGGCCTCTTCCGTGACAATGCCGGCTTGCGCATGCAGGCGCGAGCCAAACGCCTAATAGTTCCGATCGCGCTCGAGCCTATAGCGATCCGGCTGCTCAAAACAGTTCTACGTCCAGGAACGTCAGATAACGACGTCAACGCAATTCTGGAGACGAGCGGGGGTATTCCGGACGGGTTCCTGGTTCACGATTATCTGACGAGCCCGACCTATTGGTTTGTGCTCACGGATCAGGAAGGCCTCTTGTATCTCCAGCGAGTGGCCTTTGAGATGAGTATGCAGGTGGACTTTTCGACGGATAACCTTCTAATTAAGGGGTACGAAAGGTACAGTTTTGGCTATTTTGACTGGCGGGCTCTGTGGGGTAGTTTCCCAACGCAATGAAGCGCTTAAGATGAAAAAGCGTTATACATACGCGAATAATAAGTGAATATAAAACAAAGGGTACATGACTTGACAGTGGCATTGCCATGTGACATAACCTTCCTGGGTACAGCCAGGAGAGGAAGGGTTATGTCTGAAGAAATCACCATCGCAGCGCTGGCTGAGGTGCTGCACTATGACCGCGCGTCAGGAAAGCTGTTGTGGAAGGAGAACGTCGCGAAAAATGTGTTTGTTGGAACCGAGGCCGGCTGCGAGAAAGCAACTCGCGTCAGCAAAAGCGGTGAAGCGGTTCGTTATCGCTATGTCCGGTTCCGGGGCATCAATATCCCAGCGGCGCGAGTTGTTTGGGCGATCGTTCATGGGCGCTGGCCAAACGGGCGCCTTAAGTACAAAGATGGCAATCCGGTCAATGTGGCGATTGAAAATTTGATTGAGCAGGATTCAGTCGCGCCGAGAAGCAACGCAGCATACCTGACCGAGCACCGTTCGCTTCACCCGACGGCTTGGAAGGACGGTTACTTGAGGCGTGACTACGGCATTTCCCTCGCAGACTTTGCTCGTATGGTTGCGGCGCAAAACAATCGCTGCGCCATTTGCGGCCAGGAAGAGACTGTTGAGCGAAAGGGCGAGCTTCGCACCCTCGCGGTCGATCATGACCATGTGACGGGTGCGGTTCGTCAGCTTGTCTGTCAGGCGTGCAATCAGGGCCTAGGCAACTTCAAGGACGATCCCGCGCGTCTCCGCGCTGCCGCTGACTACATCGAGCGCCATCGCAAGGGCGGCGACAATGTCGTGGCTATGAAACCAGAGGCCGTCTGATGGCGAAGGCAACATTTACTGGCCCGGTCCTGGCGCTCGGCGGAGCGGCCGGGAACATGCGGATGCCTGGACAGCCTGGCAGCGGCGTTGGCCTCGGCCCGCCGGAATATTCGCTCGAGATCGGCCCCTCAGGCTTCTGGGGCGGCTACTTCATCCCAGGGCGCGGCTCGAAAGATAGGACCGGCCCCGGCTCGATCCCCGGCGTCTACGCCGCAGTTCCGATTCGCACCGTGAATCAGCCGCTTTCGGCCGGCAATGCCGCCTTGACGGTGGCGGGAGGGGCGACGGCGGGCACGCCGCTCGTCAATATCTCGACCTACAACATCGCCCGCGCCCCAGTGCCGGCGATTACGAGCGGCATCTCGGGGATTGGAATTGCGCTCGATATCCAGATCGACACTGCGACTTTCGCAGCCAATAGCCCGACAGTGACGCTCGGAACGGCGGCGAACACCTGGCGCTATCGCGTCGGCCAGTGGATTGCGCTCCTCGGCGGAGGCGGCGCTAGCGTAGCGCTCTATTCCCAGATCACCGCGATCGGTTCGGGAACGCTCACTGTCAGCCCAGCGCCGACGACCGCCCAGGCCGCCAATGCGGGTGGCATCGCCCTCACCAATTTCTACAATCCGGCGCTCTACGGCGGCGCGGCGACTAACGTCTCCTCGGAAATCGCGGCAGGCGCGGCGCGCATCAGCGTCCCGGAGGCTGCCGCCACCCGCGGCGTTGGCGTAACGGGCGTCGCCAGCGGGACCGGCGGCCAGGTGCTCATCGCGGGCCTCGACGGGTTCGGCACCTTCCAAAGCGAGTTGATCACTCAGCTTGGCGGGGCAGGAACGGCCTGGGGAAAGAAGACCTACGATGTCTTCCTTTCGGCGACGCCGCAATTCACCGACGCCGGCCACAACTACACCGTGGTGACCTCGGACCTAATCGGCCTGCCGATGTCGGTGATCTCCCCGAACAGTTTCGCTTCGATGCTGTTTGGCGCGGCGGGTTCGCAGGCAGCAATGGTGGCGGCGAACTACACCCTGGTGCCCGCGGATCAGACCAATCCGGCGACGACCACGACCGGCGATCCTCGGGGTGGTATTCAGATGACCGCTAACGGTCCGGCGACTGCGCCAGGCACGCCCCTTACGCTGAACGGCACCAATATCCTGACGCTTCAGCAGATCCTTGACCCGCTCCAGGTGGCGCTGTCGAGCGGGATTAACCCAGGGCCGCTCCTGGGCGTGCCGCCAGTTTGAGGAGATTTTCGATGAAAGGCGAGGAAGATCGCGAGTGCCGCGCCCGCGGCGGCCATGTCGGGACAGTGTTCGCCGGAAAGGGCTCGCCGATCTTGCGCGAGTTCAAAGGCGCTCATCCGCACAATACGCCGGACGCGAGCTCGAAACGCGGCTCAGGGCCGATCTTCCGCAAGAAGGGCGGCAAGATCCCGGCGTCGTTCAAAGAACATGAGTTCAACGGTCGCAAGCCTCGGGCTTCCGGTGGCTCGATTTCCGGCGCGGCTGCGAAGCCGTCAGGCGGGCGCCCTGGGCGCAAGCTCGGTGGTCGCGCCGGACACTCCGACTTGTCCCCGACGACCTCGGCGGAGACGCCCAGGAAGGCCGAAGATTTGAGTTGCATGCCTGATTCAGAGCGAACTCCGTGAGCCCCAAGACGCCCTGAGCGTACGAGCGGCCCTGCTTGTGGGGCGTAGGCTTTCGGATGCGCCGCCGCTCCTGACTGCCCAGGAGCGGCGGTTTCGTTTAGGAGGATCAGATGACCGTCTCGGCCAAGGTGCGCAAAAGCCTTCCCGCCTCGAGGCTCGGGGAGCCCGAATCTGGCGGCTACCCGATGCAGGATCGCAAACACGCCGCCCTCGCGAAGGCGTTCGCCGCGATGCACCACGCCAAGAACAAGGCGGAAATCGACGCGAAGGCTGATAAGATCCTCGCGCGCAAGAAGGGTGGCAGGATCGGCCGGCAAATGGGCGGCAAGATCCCGGCGGGCGTGGGCGTCAAGGCGAGCAATGGGCGTCCTGGCCGGCAGATGGGCGGCCAGCTTGGCGCGCCTCAGATGCCTCCGCCGCAGATCCTGAGGCCGCAGCCGGCTCCCCAGACGCCGCAAGCGGCGCCGCCAATGGGGGCGCCTCCTATGTTCAGACCGCCCGCTCCGCCACCAGGCGTGCCCCAGCCGGGGCCTCAACCGCAGCAGCCGCAGATGAATCCGCGCGTGGCCCCAGGCATGGCGGGTCCGGTCGGCCAGCAATCGCCTTATTCGGGAATCGCCTGATGCGCCCTATCACCGTAAGTCTAGGCCCTAATGCAACGGTGCCTGTCACAAGTAATATGATACGGCTCGATGAGTGGGCCGATCCTCCGTTAGGAGTAGCGGTGGCCGTCTCGGGTACGGTAAACTATACAATATCGCACTCGTTTGACGAAGGGCCAGATAGCCTAACCACTCCGATTCCTATTGGCTCGATGTTCTTTGATACGAGCCTGGTGCCTGCGGGGGCAGTCGGCGGCACCGCTGGTATTACATTTTCTGTTGCAACCGCTCCATTGTGGATGCGCATCACGCTGAATAGCGGGACTGGAAGCGTGAGGATGGTAGTCAACCAATACAACGCCGTCGAGATGTAATGCGCCCAGTTACCGCCACCGTGACCTCGGTCAGCCCAACGGCGATGGTGCGTCTGGATCAGTACCATGGCGCGGCTCTCGCAGTTCAGGCGGTGGTGACGGCGGGGACGTTTCAGATCCAGCACTCGTTCGATGACCCGAACGACACGGTCAACCCCGTCCCCGTCGCCTCGATGGCCTGGGATCAAAGCTTGATTCCAGCGACCGTCATGGGCAACGCCTCGACCACTTTCGTCATCCATACGGCGCCGATCTGGGCCATGGTGACGCTGACAAGCGGGGCGGGGCCGATTCGGGTGACTTTTGTGCAATACGAAGCCCACCGCACCATGATCCAGCCGACCGCGCCTGGGGGTCAGTTCATGGCGCCGTTCCATCAGATGGATCAGCCCTACGAGCCGAGGAGTAATCCATGATCCGCCTGGCGATCGTTTTCCTTCTGGCGTTCCCCATCCCTGCGCTCGCCCAGTTCAAGGTCGTGGCCTCCTGTCCGAACACCGTCCATTTCCAGAGCGCCGGCCCAGGCGTCGGCGCCGCGGCGGTCGACGTCAACGGCACGCTCTGCACTGTGACGACCTCGCCGACGATCACCAGGGCGGCGCCTCCGGAACCGGCTGACCAGCCGGAACAGTACGGAGTCCGATGATGCGGGCACTTCCCTGGCTCTTCGGGATTGGGCTCGCTGCGCTCTCGCCAATCGAGGCGAAGGCGCAGTACCACGTCGTCACTTCGTGTCCGAGCGGCACGCCGATCCAGACGACCGGCGGCGGCTACGGCTCGGTCGCGGTCGACATCGCAGGCAATGTCTGCTCGACAGGCGGCGGGGGCGGTGGCGGAGGCAACGTCACCGGGACGGGCCCCTCGGTCGTCGGCAATCTTCCGTCGTACAACAATACGACCGCGACCGGCATCGGGGATTCCGGCATCCCGGCCTCGAGCGTTGTGCCGTTCCAGGGGTTCAACGCTGGGCAGAATATCTTTTATCCGCTGTGGCCAGGAATCACGCCATTTCTCCTGGCGGGCGCCCCAAACCAAAACACCGCGCGATGCGCGCCGTTTTATTGGCCGACCGTTTCTCATGTCGATCAGGTGGCGATGCAGGTCGTCACGCTGGGGACCGGGCCGATCAATGTCGCACTCTATACCGACGCCATCGATGCGACCTCGCATAAGCATCAGCCACAAAACCTAATCGCAAATTCATCGGGGAGCTTCACCGTCACCGGCACGGGTCCGCAAACCTCGGCAATGGGCACGGGTGGTGTCGGTATCCCCCTGCCGCAGGGACTGTCCTGGGCCTGCATCAACGACGGAACGGCTTCTGATGCGGTGCGGTGGGGCGGAATAGCGCTCAACTCGACGCCAATCCCCGGCCTCATCGGTTCGGCAACGCCCCTTAACGTGGTCAGTAGCAACGGGGCGGTCGGGTCATTGCTGACCACGACCGGCACGGTGACCGCCGGGACATGGCCAAGCTTCGTCGGAACGACGTTCACTGAAGTCACCAGCGCTTCCGGAGCTATGCCGATCTTGGCGCTTAGGGTCGCGACGCAACCATGACCGATTATCGAGAGTTCGCCACACTTGAAGAAGCGGAAATGCCTCTGAACGAGGCGGCGAAGCAGATTGGCCAGACTGTGTTCGCCGTGAGCATCGGCATGAAGGTCGACGGCGACTATCTCGCTTTCATGGACAATGAAACCAAGCCGCCATCGAAGATTGTGAATTACATCTCGCGAGAATTCCTTCAGTCAGGCGCTTGGCATCAGGAGTTCGCGGTGCATGCTCTCGACGCCGCCTTAGCCGTCTTCCTCTCGCGGATCTGAGCGATGGCGACGAGCGGAACCTTCGCCTTCGCGCCAAGTATTGGCGAGTGCGTCCTCAACTCGCTCAGCCGCTTGCAGATTCGTGGATCTATGGTGAAGAGCGAACACCTCCACATGGCCACGATGGAAGCCAACCTGATGCAAGTTGAGTGGAGTAATAGGGGGCCGAACTTGTGGACGGTGGACGAACAGGCGGTGCTTACCGTCCCTGGCCAGTCGACTTATTCCGTGCCGCCAGAAACCATAATGGTTCTCGAGGTCACGCTCGGATTAAATCCAGGCCAGGAGGAGCAGGAGATCCTCCTCACCTCGATTTCTCGCGCGGAATACATGAGTTACCCGCGCAAGACTCAGCCTGGGCGCCCTACCGTCTACTGGTTCGACCATACCATCGCGCCGAGCATCACTCTCTGGCCGGTGCCGGATCAGGTCTATAGCTTGAACTGGTTCAGATACAGACAGATCCAGGACGCCGTCACCCAAGGCGCGGGACAGTTCGAGACGCCCTACCGCTTCCTGGACGCTGCGGTGACCGGCATGACCTGGCGGCTCGCCGTCCACTATGCGCCAGGCGCGGTACCGGTCCACAAGCCGATCTATGACGACGCCTATCGCTTCGCGGCAAACAGGGACGTCGAGATGGCGTCCGTCTATATCAGTCCGCAAATCGAGGTGTACTTCCCGCGATGAAAGAGCTCTCGGCAAAACAGGATCGCGAGCGGCGCCAGAAGCGGGCGGCCTACATGCGCGCCTGGAGGGCGGACAGGAAGGCCGCTGAGGAGCGTTACGAAGCTTGGCGGGCGAAAGAGGCGGCGAAGACTGGAAAGCCGTGGTGGGCCTCCGCAAAGGCCGGGAGAGGCTAATGGCGATACTTGCTCCCCTGATCACTCTCGTTGTCGCCGTCATTGTCTTGTGGCTGATTTTCTGGCTCCTCGGCCAGTTCCCGCTGCCGGAACCGATCAACCGCATCGTCCAGGCGATTGCGGTGATCCTGGTGGTGGTTGTCCTGATCTGGGTGCTTTTGAGCATATTCGGGCTTCTGCCTGGCGGCCATGAACTGAGGCTTCAGTAATGGGCTGGGCTTCGCAAAGCGGACGTGCGGTCACCAATCCAGAATCGCCGCGCGCCTTTGGATGCTGCGACCGTTGCGGCTTTATTTACAATTTGCACACCCTAAAATGGCAACGCGAGTGGAGCGGCACGCAGATCATCTCGCTCGGCTGGCTCGTGTGTGACCGCTGTCTCGATGAGCCTCAGGTCCAATTAAAGGCCCGAATCATGCCTCCCGATCCGGTGCCCGTACGCAATCCTCGTCCCGACCGCTGGCTCACTCCCGGCTTCTTCGACACGGTGATCGCCACCGAGCCTTCGCCTCGCGTCTGGGACCGGCCGCTCTCGACCCGCTTCGATGACCGGCGCCAGCCGATCGCGAGCGAGC